ACTCACTACATGTATCTGCAATGGTCAAAAATTGATGTTGGATCAGCTGATTATAGAGAATCAAATAAGTTATTTTTCTACTTCTGGGAAGCCTGTAAAGCAGATAAGAGATGTTATGGGATGTGCTATCTTAAAAATAGACGTTCAGGATTTTCCTTTATGGCTTCAGCAGAGCTCGTTAATCAAGCAACAATCTCAAGTGATTCAAGATATGGTATACTCTCTAAGTCAGGATCGGACGCAAAAAAGATGTTTACTGATAAAGTCGTACCCATATCAGTTAATTATCCGTTCTTTTTCAAACCGATACAAGATGGTATGGATCGCCCTAAAACTGAATTGGCATATAGGGTCCCAGCGTCAAAACTCACAAGAAGAAAACTTGAGGCTAACGAGAAACTATTAGATATAAAAGGTTTAGATACCACCATAGATTGGAAGAATACTGGAGATAACAGCTACGATGGTGAAAAGCTAACACTATTAGCTCACGATGAAAGTGGTAAGTGGGAAAGACCTGATAATATACTAAATAACTGGAGGGTTACAAAAACAACATTAAGACTAGGTAGTAAAATTGTTGGTAAATGTATGATGGGTTCAACTTCCAACGCTTTAGACAAAGGTGGTGAAAACTTTAAAAAATTATATTATGCATCAGACGTTACCAATAGAAACCGTAATGGTCAAACAAGCTCGGGATTATATTCTTTGTTCATACCTATGGAATGGTCCTACGAAGGCTACATTGATACTCATGGACTACCTGTATTCGAAACACCAAGAAAACCCGTACTTGGGATTGATGGCGAACTTATAGATTTAGGTGTAATAGAATCTTGGGAGAATGAGGTTGAAGGTTTAAAAGATGATCAAGATGGTTTAAATGAATTTTACCGTCAGTTTCCAAGAACAGAAGCTCATGCTTTTAGGGACGAAACAAAACAAAGCATATTTAACTTAGTTAAGATATACGAGCAAGTAGATTACAACGATGACTTAAATAACGTAGCAAATGTAACTACTGGAAGTTTTAGATGGGAAAATGGCATTAAAGATACTAGGGTTATATTCGTACCAGACAAAAATGGTAGGTTTAAAATATCATGGATTCCACCTAAAAATCTTCAAAATCGAGTGATACTAAAGAATGGAGTCAAATACCCTGGAAATGAGCATATTGGAGCTTTTGGTTGCGATAGTTACGACATAAGTGGAACTGTTGATGGTAAAGGTTCAAATGGTTCTCTCCATGGACTTACTAAATTTAGTATGGAAGACGCTCCACCAAATCACTTTTTCTTAGAGTATATATCTAGACCACAAACAGCTGAGATATTCTTTGAAGAAGTTTTAATGTCACTGGTTTTTTATGGTATGCCAATACTAGCTGAAAACAATAAACCTCGATTACTCTATTACTTAAAAAGAAGAGGTTATAGAGGTTTTTCTATGAACAGACCTGATAAGGTTTGGAATAAACTTTCAGTGACAGAAAAAGAAGTAGGTGGTATGCCTAACTCAAGCGAAGACATTAAACAAGCTCATGCTGCTGCGATAGAATCTTATATAGAAAACTATGTAGGTTTAAAAGGAGAAGGTTATTATGGAGATATGTATTTTCAGAAAACCTTAGAAGATTGGGCTAAATTCAATATAAATAATAGAACTAAACACGATGCTAGTATTAGCTCTGGTTTAGCAATAATGGGTTGTAATAGAAACTTATATAAACCTGTAGCTGATAGATCGGTTAAGAAATTAAATTTAGGTATAAGAAGATATGATAACAATGGTTTTACTTCAAAAATAATAGAATAGAAAGATGGTTTACGTTAATAGTAATAGTGCATTTCCAGATCAGGTAGTACCAGATATAGAAAAGCAAAGTATAGATTACGGGAAGCAAGTTGGAAGAGCTATAGAATACGAGTGGTTTGGAAACAATTATAATGGTGTTCAAAATACCACTGGTAATGGTAGGTTTTCGACTTACTACTCTCAGTTTCATACAAGAAGATTATATGCAAGAGGAGAACAATCTATACAAAAATATAAAGATGAACTTTCTATAAACGGTGATTTATCATATTTAAATTTAGATTGGAAACCAGTACCTATTATACCTAAGTTCGTAGATATATTAGTAAACGGAATATCAGACAAGGTTTATGATATAAAAGCTTTTGCTCAAGATCCTGAGTCGTTAATGAAGAGAACTCAATATGCTGATGGTCTTTTTCAAGATTTAAAACAAAGAGAGTTAATAGAGTTAATAAAACAAAATACAGGTGTTGACTTAACTAACAATAAAGATTTAGATATAAGGACAGAAGAAGAACTTTCTGTTCACATGCAGTTAGATTATAAGCAATCAATAGAGGTTGCTGAAGAAGAAGTTATAAATAACGTACTAGATAAAAACAAGTATGAATTAGTAAAAAGAAGAATTAACTATGATTTAGCTGTTCTTGGTATAGCTGCAACTAAAACTGGTTTTAATAAAGCTAATGGTATAACTGTAGATTATGTTGATCCAGCTAACTTAGTTTGGTCGTATACAGAAGATCCTAACTTTGATGATTTATATTACGTTGGTGAAGTAAAGTCTATTAGTTTACCAGAGCTAGTTAAAAGATTTCCACATCTCACACCTGAAGAGATAGAGAGAATACAAAAATATCCTGGCAATACTCAGTATACTAGAAACTGGAATGGTAGAACTAGTGATGATACTGTTCAAGTTTTGTTTTTTGAATATAAAACTTACACTAATCAAACTTGGAAGATAAAGAACACTGCTTATGGTTTAGAAAAAGCTTTAGAAAAGCAAGATACTTTTAATCCGCCAGAAGCAGACACTTTTAAAAGAGTACAAAGAAGTATAGAGGTTTTATACACAGGTGCTAAGATTTTAGGTCATGATGACATGTTAGAGTGGAAAATGTCTGAAAACATGACAAGACCTTTCTCTAACTCTACTAAAGTTAATATGAACTATTCTATATGTGCACCAAGACTTTACAAAGGTAGAATTGAATCACATGTAAGTAGAATGATGAGTTTTGCTGATATGATACAAATAACTCATTTAAAACTACAGCAAGTTATTTCAAGAATGGTACCTGATGGTGTTTATCTTGATGCTGATGGTTTAGCAGAAGTTGATTTAGGTAATGGTACAAACTATAATCCAGCAGAAGCTTTAAACATGTATTTCCAGACTGGTAGTATTATTGGTAGATCAATGACTCAAGATGGTGATATGAACAGGGGTAAAGTTCCAATACAAGAACTACAAGCTTCAGCCGGTGGTGCTAAGATAGCTTCTTTAACAAACACTTATCAGTATTGGTTACAAATGATGAGAGATGTTACTGGACTTAATGAAGCTAGAGATGGTAGCATGCCTGACAAAGATGCTTTAGTAGGTTTACAGAAATTAGCGGCAGCTAATTCAAACGTAGCTACAAGACATATATTAAAGTCCAGTTTATATTTAACATTAAAGACTTGTGAAAACGTAGCACTAAGAATAGCTGATTGTTTACAATTTCCATTACTTAGAGATTCTATACAGTCTAGTATTTCAAGGTATAACGTTGGTACGTTAGATGAACTAGCTGGTTTAAACTTACACGATTTTGGTATATTCTTAGAACTAGAACCAGATGAAGAAGAAAGAGCAATGCTAGAGCAAAACATACAAGTTGCACTTCAACAAGGTTCTATATATCTTGAAGATTCAATTGACATAAGAGAAGTTAAAAACTTAAAGTTAGCTAATCAACTTCTTAAGCAAAGAAGAAAAAGAAAAATGGAGCAAGATCAAAAAGCTCAACAAGCTAACATACAAGCTCAAGCTCAAGCAAACGCAGAGCAAGCTGAAAGAGCTGCGATGAACGAAGTACAAAAACAACAAGCATTAGCAGAAACAACACTCCAAATAGAACAAGGTAAATCTCAGTTTGCAATCCAGAAGATGAGGGAAGAAGCTGAAATAAAGAAACAACTAATGGAGTTAGAGTTTCAGTTTAATATAGAATTAGCTAAAAAGCAAGGTGAAGCTAAAAGATCTGAAGAGTCTTACAAAGAAGATAGAAAAGACGAAAGAACAAAAATACAAGCAACTCAACAAAGTGAATTAATAGATCAAAGAAAAAACGATTTATTACCAAAGAATTTTGAATCCGCAGGGCAAGATACTCTAGGTGGATTTGGAACGGAGCAATTTGCTCCAAAATAAATAACAATTATATAATATTATATTATGGAAACAAATGGAAAAGTAGCTCAAGAAGGAGAGTTTAAAATGAAGAAAAAAAGAGGTAGACCTAAAAAGTTACATACTAAAGAAGATGGAACAATAAAAGTAGATTTATCTAAAAAAGAAGAAACAACAGAAAACAAAGAAAATGCCGTTCAAGAGCCAAGCGCAGAGAAAGTTGTGTTACAGTCTAATGAGCAGAGCGAAGAAAAAGAAACAAGCTCTGAAGTGGGATTGCAAGAGGTGGGAACAACACACGAAGAAGAAAAACCTACCGAACAAAGTAAAAAAGAAGAAATAGATGTAATACAAGAAATAGGGGAGAAACCGAGTGAAGAACCTATTAAAGAGCAGATCACAAAAGAAATTAAAGAAGATCCTAAAATGGATCTACCAGAAAACATAGAGAAACTAGTTGACTTTATGAAAGATACTGGTGGAACTGTTGAGGACTTTGTAAGGCTTAATGCCGATTATTCTAATGTTAGTAACGATGTGTTACTAAAAGAATATTACAAAAAGACTAAACCTCATCTAGATGCTGATGAAATAGATTTTATCATGGAAGATAAATTTCTATTTGATGAAGACTACGATGATGAAAAACAGATTCGCAAGAAAAAGCTTGCGTATAAAGAAGAAGTTGCGAAAGCCAAAAACTTTTTAGAAGACTTAAAGGGTAAATACTATGACGAGATCAAGTTGAGACCGGGTGTTACTCAAGAGCAGAAAAAAGCAATGGACTTTTTCAACAGATACCAACAAGAACAAGAAGTGTCAAAACAGCAACACGAAAATTTTAAAACTACCACTAGAAAATACTTTTCAGAAGAATTCAAAGGTTTTGATTTCAATTTAGGAGAGAAAAAATTTAGGTATGGAGTTTCAAACCCTTCTCAAGTTGCAGATGTTCAAAGTGACTTATCAAATTTTGTAGGGAAGTTCCTAAACGAAGATGGAAGTGTGAATGATCATCAAGGTTATCACAAGGCACTATACGCAGCACGTAATGCTGATACTATAGCTAAACATTTTTATGAGCAAGGCAAAGCCGATGCAACTAAAGATATAGCTGCTAAATCTAAAAATATAAGTAATGAACCAAGAGTTACATCTTCTGGTGAAGTATTTATTAACGGATTAAAAGTAAAAGCAATAAGTGGTGTTGATAGTTCTAAATTAAAAATCAAAAAACGTTAAAACGTTTAAAACTAAAAAACAAAAAAAATGGGAACATTAACAAGTAATTCACCTGGTTTAGTGCCAGCTCCTATAAAAGGACAAGCATTAAACAGTAACTACTTGAGCTTTACAGATGGTGACAACGATTTTGCTCAGCAATATCTACCAGAACTTTACGAAGCTGAAGTAGAAAGATATGGAAACAGAACAATTTCTGGTTTCTTAAGAATGGTTGGCGCTGAAATGCCAATGACATAGGATCAAGTTGTTTGGTCTGAACAAAATAGACTACATGTGTATTATGATACTGATGCTATTGATGCTGCTAATGGAGATGAAATTGATATTACTACTGGTGCTGGTAACGAGTGTGCTATTAAAG